AAGCCGAGATGGACGGCGCGTACATGAAGCTCACCATCCGCGACAGCCACTACTCGCTCGAGCGGCAGGAGAAGTTCATAAAGGACCTCGGCGGGATAGGCTCCCACAAGGTGCGGAGGGAGTTCTTCTGCGAGTTCGTGATAGACACGGACTTCCAGCTGTGCCCGGAGTGGAAGCCCGCCTTCGAGGTGGACCGCCCGGTGGACGGCGACTTCAAGCACTGGTTCAAGTACGACACGCTGGACCAAGGGTGGTCCGACAACTCCGTATGCCTGTTCGGGTACGTGTGGTGGGACAGGAAGGACAGGAAGTCGAAGATACACTTCATGGACGAGGTGTGCATGAAGAGCCCGGAGCAGACCACGGACCTCCTCGCGGAGCGCATCATAGCGAAGGAGCTCGAGGTGTTCGGGGCCAAGACCCTCGCGGACAGCCCGGTGAAGCGGCGCATAGCCGACAACAACACGCCGTCGCTGCTGCAGGACTTCAACCTCCGGCACCACCTGTACTTCTACCCGGTGGAGAGCAAGACGTTTTTGGACGTCATGGTGTCGGACGTCCGCGAGTTGGCCAAGGACGGGCGCATAACCGCCAGCCCGAAGTGCCAGCAGCTCATAGGCTGCATGCGGAACGGCGTGTGGGTGAAGTTGAGGAGCGGGCAGCGCGGGAAGGAGTTCTCGCGCTCCAAGACCTACGGCCACTACGACGGCTTCGCGGCGGCCATGTACTTCGTCCGTAGCGTGGACCTCGTGACGAACCCCCTCCCGCCCGAGTTCAGGCACAACGAGGAGAACACGTTCATCCCCAAGAGGCTGCTCGAGGGCGACAGCAAGCAGAAGGGCGAGATCATATCCGCCGGGCTGGACGAGGCGATGGCCTCCGAATTTAACGTGAAAGAGCACGACCAAGGATATGATTGAAGAGGCAGGGATGGAGTTTGAGGTTTTTTTGGACCATCTTTGCTGGTGCGAATGTTGTCGCAATCTAGTTTTCGAGAATTTTCTGGAAGAATTTAACAAATTGGACAAGGGAGAATAAATGGCTCAGTCAAGTATGTCGTCCACGACCTTCCGTGGGTCTCCTGAACAATACTTCGCCACCCTACCGGTGGAGGACCTGCTCCCCGAGTGCGAGCGGCGCGTCAATGACTACCAAGACTACGTTCTCCGCACCGGCAAGCTGACCACTTGGCGCACGAACTGGGAGATGTGGATGCGCTCCGACATGAAGATCGGCATCCGGTTCGGCGGCGACCGTGGGCAGTACAAGCTCATCGAGTCGAACATCTACCGCTCCATAGTCACCGGGCTCGTGAGCACGCTGGCCAACCAGCGTCCGTCCTTCCAGCCGGAGGCCATTAACGACGACCACAAGTCGCTATCTCAGGACATCGTGTTCGACGCCGTGAGCAACTACTATCTGAAGGTCAAGCACATGGAGGACGCCTACAAGAAGGGCCTCGTCTACGGGCTCGTGACTGGCGAGGGCTGGATGTTCGAGAAGTGGAACGCGGACATCGGCGAGGTGGTGGACGTGGTGGCGGACCCGACCGGCAGGCAGACGCCGGTGAAGGAAGGGGACGTGGAGTTCGCCGTCCTCGGCCCCATGGACGTCATACGCGACTACACGCGGATGGACGTGGAGAACGACTGGTACGTCGTGCGCGAGTACCTGAACAAGTGGGACCTCATAGCCCAGCGGCCCGACTTGGCCGACGAGCTGAAGGGTGTCACGCTCCCGACCACGCTGCAGAGGTTCCGGTTCGGCCACATAGTCGATGCTCAGACCTCCAACTCCGATTTGATCCCGGTGTACACGTTCATCCACAGGAAGACGGCGGCATGCCCGGATGGGCGCATCACCCAGTACATAGATTCCGACACTTGGATTCTGGACGGCGCGCTTCCGTACGACGGCATCCCGCTATACCCGATGATGCCGGACACCATGCCATTCAACAATTTTGGGGCGACTGTGATGACCTCCTTGGTCAAGCTGCAGTACGCCTACGACAAGACGCTCAGCGTCATCGTCACCAATCAGCAGGCCTTCGCAATCACGAACATCGTCATCGACGAGTCTACCCAGACTAAACCAGAGCAAGTGATCGAGGGCCTCAATTTCATAAAGACGAACATGAAGAACGGCGTGCCAGTGGGGCTAGAGCTCTGCAAGACGCCGAAGGAAGTGTTCGACTTCCTCGCGCTCCTCGAGTCCCAAATGGAAAAGTTATCTGGACTGCCGTCTATTCTCCGTGGGCAGCCGCCCACGGGCGTTGAGTCAGGCACGGCCATGGCCTTCCTTCAGGCTCAGGCCCTCGTGTTCAACAGCCCCATCCAACAGTCCTATATATCCTTCCTCGAGCGGTCGGCGACAGGGCTGTTCAACATGCTGAAGTCCTTCGCCACCACGAAGCGGATGATCTCGATAGCGGGCCAGAGCAAGCAGCCCTACATGGGCGAGTTCTCGGGCGCGGACTTGGAGAACATTTCCCGCGTCATCGTGTCCGCCGGGAACCCGGCCACGCGCTCGGAGGCCGGGAAGTTGCAGATCGCGCAGGACCTGATGGCCAAGGGGCTCATCAAGGACGCGAACCAGTATTTCGAGGTGCTCACTACCGGCGAGCTGGACCCCATGCTTGAGGGCCCCGAGGCCGAGAACATGCTCATCATCAAGGAGAACGAGCAGCTGCGGCGAGGCATCCCGCAGGTGGCCGCCCCTTGGGACAACCACGCCAACCATATCTCACAGCACTTCGTCATCCTGATGGACCCGCAGCTGCGAAAGACGCAGGGCGACCCGGTGATGGCCGCCACAATGCAGCACATCATGTCGCACGCGGGCTTCCTGTTCCCCGGCATACAGGCCCCGACGGACCCGCGTCTCATGGCCCTCATGGGCAACAACGTGCAGGGCGCGCCAGCACCTATGCCGCCCGCGCCGGAGCAGCCGACGCCCGGTCCCGTGCCTAACCCGCTGCCAGCGGGCAACGAGGCCCCGCACCCCGCGCCGCCGCGACCTCCGATTCTACCCAGACAGACACCGCCGATGGTGGCCAACGCCGCCGAGCAGATGGGCAACGCCAAGCCCCCGAGGAGCGCATAATGTCCCAGACAGTCGACAACAGCGAAGTACTGAATTTGATAGACAGCGTGACCACCAGCGGCATCGTGATGGACCTCAGCGACATCGACGCCCTGTCCGTATCGTCCGTGTACGACGTGCTGGGCGCGAGCCCAGCTACGGTCGCCAGCGCGGACATAAGCGGGGACGTGTTCGACGCCCCGGCGCACGGGTTCGTGACCGGACTTGTGGGTCAGATGACCACGGACGACACCCTTCCGACGCCGCTGATGACCCTCACGGACTACTATATAATCGCGCTGGACGCGGACCACTTCTCCCTCGCGGCGACACTGGTGGATGCCATCAACGGCGTGGCCATCACGCTGAGCGATGCGGGAGCGGGGAACCAGACCTTTACCCCGACCGCCGATTCTGCCACCCTCGCGGTGTACGAGAGTGTGGATGGCGTAAACTACGTGGCTGTCTCTGGCCTCACCGCCACGATCACCATGGGCGGGGCGGTGATCTGGCACGTTTCACCTGTGTACAGCAGATTCTACAAGATACTTCTGTCGCCAACGGCGGGTGCGGTGAGCGTGTCCACTACCATCAACGCCCGCAACAATACCAGCTGGGCGAACGCAGACGTGGTCATCCCTGTGGCCACCACCGCCAGCTAACGAGGAGCCTATAATATGTCATGTATCGTCGACAATTCGAACGTAGTGAGTAGCATCAACCAGACCCTCACGGAGGGCACGGTACTGGACCTTCAGGACATCGACATCGTGTCGGTGTCGGTGACGTACTCGCCGGTGCTTACTGGGACCGCCACCATCGCGCTGTATGAGTCCGTCGATGGCACGAACTATGTGGCCATCTCCGGCCTCACCGTGAACGTGTCGTCACCCGGCACTACCATCTGGCACTTGGCACCGGTGAGCCGGTTCCTAAAGATTTTGTTCACGCCGACATCCGGGGGAGTCACGTACTCGGCGACGATAAACGCCCGCAACAACTCGGTGAAGAGCAACGCCGACGTGATAATCCCCGTCACCTCGACGGCAAGCTAATCCAAGGAGCCCACTAATATGGCAGACAACGACCAAAGTCTTTATAATCTCCGGTACAACCAAGTCGAGACGCAGCTAGAAGGATTTGGGGGTGGAACTCCGCAGTGGACTCCACTAATAATGAGCGGAGGGGGTGGCATTACACAGCTTACTGGCGATGTTACAGCTGGACCCGGAAGCGGGTCTCAGGCAGCTACATTGGCCAGTACGGCAGTGATGCCCGGCAGCTATACTTATGCCAGTATAACTGTGGACTCCAAGGGACGGCTCACAGCCGCTTCCTCTGGCACCGCGCCTGTAACTTCTGTCAGTGGGACTGCCAGTGATATAAGTTCAACCGGTGGAACAACCCCGGTTCTGGACTTGGTAGACACGACAGTCACTCCGGGTTCATACACGAGCACAAATATCACTGTGGACTCCAAAGGACGCATCACGGCGGCGGCAAATGGAAGCGGCGGCGGTAGTTCGTCGGGTCCGTTGGATGCGATTCAGCTTTCGGATGGGACTGGTGGGTTTACTCATTCGGCTGGCCTTAACTATCTCAATGATGGCAGTGACCATATTGTAGTGAGCTCGACCGGGCAGAGTCAACTTGATCTAAAAACAGATAACGCTTCTGTTATCACTTTCAACGATGCTGATGGGACTTTGAACGCCTTTCTTCAAGTCTCTGGTGTAGCAAGCGGAGGATCAGATGGCCAATTCTTAGTTCAAGTTAGGACAGGAGGAGGACAAATAATCTTCCAGACCAATTCTGGTGCTCAAGCATGGACTCTTAATCCTGATGGTACGACTCAATGTCCGGCGGGTGATTTCTTCGCTGGAAATGGGATCGTTCTTCATGAAGGTACTTTGGAATTATTTCCGCAAGGGTCCGATCCAAGTTCTCCTGTGGAAGGACAAATCTACTATAACAATGTCTCCAAGCATTTTTATGGATACGATGGTACAACTTGGAAACAGTTAGATAACTAAAGTCATCTCGGGGAAAAGAGAATAAATGGCCGGTCCAGTACCTTCGTATCTATCGACCCAGACGGCGGCGCAGGCGGCCTTCACGGTGCCGTTCGGGCTGCTGTCGTTCGTAAACGCGGCCATAGCCAGCGCGACGGCGGCTGGCGAGTTCAACGTGACGGTGGACTGCTCGCTGTTCGTCACCGAGGACGTGTCCAACCTTCGGATATACTTGGACAGCCTCGGTTACAGCGTCGAGTTCGCCAAGAACAGCAACGACAAGAGCCTGAACATCGACTGGGGACGATTCCTCGACATCCCCGGCACCGAGGTGGTGGTGGACCAAGGGACTACCCCTTGGATCGTGGCCGGGACTGTAACCGCCAACCAAGGCACGTCGCCATGGGTGGTGACGGGGACGATATCGACGTCGCCCGACGTGAACGTCCACGACGGCGTAGGGAACCCGATAGGCTCCGTCGGCGGCTCCCTCGACGCGAACGTGACAAATTTTCCCGCGAGCTTCGGCGTGATGCAGGACACGAGCCCGTGGGTCATTGACGGAAGCGTCAGCGTGACCAACTTCCCCGCCGTGCAGCCGGTTTCGGGAACTGTGACCGCGCTACAGGGCACGAGCCCATGGACGGTCGATGGGACCGTGAACGTCGGCAACTTCCCGGCCTCTCAGGACGTGGTGGTGACGAACGCGCCCACGGTCAACCAAGGGACGTCGCCTTGGATAGTGAGCGGCAGCGTGGTGACGTCGCCGGACGTCAATATACACGACAGCTCGGGCAACCCTTTGTCGTCCACCGGCACGTCGTTGGACGTGGACGTGACGAACACGGTCACGGTGACGGGGCCGCTGACGGACGCGCAGCTTCGGGCCACGCCGGTCCCCATATCGGGCACGGTCACTGCCAACGCGGGAAGCGGCAACTTCACGGTGGTGCAGCCCAGCGGGGCGAGCCTGCACGTGGACGTGGACAATTTTCCGGCCACCCAGCCGGTCTCGGGGACGGTGACGGCGAACCAAGGGACTTCCCCATGGGTGGTAAGCGGCACAGTCACCGCGAACGCGGGAACGGGCACGTTCCTCGTGGACGGATCGGCCCATACTCAGCCCGTGAGCGGCACCGTGACCGCCAACGCTGGAACTGGGACATTTTTGGTAGATGGCTCGGCGTACACGCAGCCAGTGTCCGGTACCGTGACGGCAAATGCGGGTACTGGGAACTTCACGGTAGTCCAACCCACGGGAACCAATCTCCACACGGTTTTGGACTCGGGGACGCTGACCAGCATCACGAACGCGCTGCCCGCCGGGACCAATGTCATCGGCCATGTGATAACCGATACCGGCTCGACCACGGTGGTCACTGGGAACGTGACGGTGGTCCAGCCGACCGGGACAAACCTCCACACGGTCGTCGACTCCGGCTCGATAACGGTCAACAACGGCTCCGGCGCGTCCGCCGTCAACATACAGGACGGCGGTAACAGCATAACGGTGGACGGCACCATCACGGCGAATCAGGGGACCGCCAACACGATAGGGAACGCGTGGCCCGTCAAGATAACGGACGGCACGACGACCGTCGCGGTCAACACCGACAACAGCCTTCCGGTCGAGGGTAAGTACGCGGACGGGACTACCGCCACTCCCAAGCCCATCGCCATAGGCGGCCCGGATGACAGCGGAGTCATCCAGACAGTAGACAACGATTTAATCCTCGGCGAGCAGAGCCTATATGTGAACGCCAGCCCGATAAACGCAGACCTCGTAAAGGACAACAAGCTGTATAGTGTGGGGCTGGACGTCGTGGCCGCGACGAGCGGGGTGGACAACCCGCTGGTATACATTCGGAACCCGGTCGCCAGCGGAGTAGTGATTTCGGTCGTCAAGCTCCACGTGGGCACGACCGTCACGAACGTGGGGGTGGAGTTCAAACTGACTGCCGACCCCACCGTGACCGTGAACGGCACGGCGCAGACCGCCATTTCCCGCAACATAGGGGGAGGGGCCGCAGCCGCTAAGGGGCTCGTCACCACTATTCCAACGGTCACGGCCATCGGCGGCGTGATGTCCAACGCCCAGACGGGCCAGAACTCGAACTCGTTCAGCATGGACGAGGACTACGCGATAATTATCCAGCCGGGCCACGCGATGCTAGTGACCGGCAGCCCGAGTTCCAACAACAGGAACTGCGACGTAACGCTGGTGTGGGCGGAGGTCTAGCGTGGCCCAAGGCTCCGGCACCATAGCCAGCATCAACGACACGGTCAGCGTCGTCACGGAAGGGTCAGCAACGGTGTCCTTCATCGTGTCCGGCTCTTGGTCGGCCACGCTTCGGATAGAGGCCACGGTGGACGACCAGAATTGGTTCGTCGTGAACGGGACCAACCCGAGCAACTCGAACATCTTCAGCGTGTTCGCGTCGAACCTCCAAGTTTTCGTCCTCTGCGGGGGCTTCTCGCAGGTACGGCTGCGGCCAAGCGGCTTCGTTTCCGGCCCGGTAGTGGTGGCATGGGACGTGAGCGGCGGTGGCAACGGCCTTACGATTGTCGGCCAAGGCCTCATATCCACAAGCGCGCCGACATACAGCCCCGGCTCCATAGGACAGCTTTCCCTGACGACCGGCGGGGGGCTCAGGACGCAGGATTTGAAGGACGGGGGCAGGACATACGTCACGCTCACGGCAGTGGGAATCGCCGGAGTGACATCCGAGGCTCTGGCCACCTTCACGAAGAACGTGGGAGGAACGGCGACGGCCTCCCAGACCAACTACACTATCACCTCCGGCAAGACGCTTCGCGTGCAGGGCATGGTGGTGGGGCTGCGGGCGGGGGCTGCGGCTATCCAATGGGTGCAGGTCAACCTCCGCCACAACACGGGGGGAGCGACGACGGCCTCGTCCCCGCTGGTCGTGGACGGGTACGTCGGAACGACGGTGGCGACCTCCGGCATATCGGCGACGGCGGTCATCCCCGTGCCGGACGGCATAGAATTTTTTGGCAACGGGACGCAGACAATCGGAGTATCGCACCTCAGCAGCGCGACGACCAACGTCGAGTTCATAACGCTGGTCGGGTACGAATACTAAGGAGCTAAAATGTCAGACCCAGTGGCGCAACTTTTCTCGGGAACGGTGGATAGCGACGGGAACTCGGACTATATCCTGCTTCCGACCAACCAAGGCATCGGGATGGTGGTGAACATCACCGCCGTGTCCGGCACGCTGCCGTCGCTTACGCTGACGCTCCAGCACAGCTTGGACCAGACGGTGTTCGTGAACGTCCCGAACGGGCAGGGCAGCTTCTCGCTCGCGGGCTTGGACTCGCCCGGAACGTACGCGCTCTACTTCCCGACCGGCCAGAACCTTTTCGACTACGCGAGGCTGTCATGGACGGTGGGCGGCACGGAGAGCAGCTTCACCTTCGACGCCAGCATGGGGACGGTGAACGGATAATGGACACGCTTACCCTGACCTATACGCAGTGGAAGCAGATTCGGGCCAAGATCAACGTCAACACGTACTACAACGGGCACGACCTATACTTGGTGGACCTGCCACGGCACCTCGTGTACCTCACGCATGTGTCTGGGGCGGACTGGACGAACTTCGTGGCCACCATACAGCCGAACGCCACGGCGCAGCCGTCGCAGGACGCCTGCATAGCGGCGGAGATTTTGAGGACATAAAATGAAAAAGGAGAAGAAAATGATCGAGACAAAAGTCGGGGAAGTGGACGCGCCGAAGACGGTCGTCTCTCTTGCGTTTCGCGTTAAGCCGCACGGGGACAACCTCTTCTCAGCGGAGATGCTGTTGATTCGCGGGGACAAAGTAGTCGAGAGCCGACATGGCACCGGCACCACGCTGGGCCACGCCATCGCGGCGGCGGACGACCTCATGGACGGATGGGCGTTCACCGAGATCGAGACGAAGGCGGAAGACTACTACAAGTCAGTGCTTCTGTAATCGGGGGGACATATGAGCAAGAACGACATACCGCTGTACCTGCTGACCGCCGCCCTATTGACCGTGGCCGTGTACCTGCGGTCACCGATGACGGCAATCGCCATCGTGGGCCTCTGGGGAGTCCGGGCCGCAGAGTCGATACTCACGCGCAAGAACCGCGACGCCGACATCACGGAGATGATGGACACGCTGCGGTCGCACAAGGCAAAGATGGACCTCTTGACCAAGGACATAACGAACGTGGCCGAACGCGCACGGACGATCCTCGGCGAGAACTTCTAAAAGTAGGCAAAACCTACGGGGAGACACACAATGGAGAACAACGCCGCACCAGCCGCACCCGTTGCACCCGAAGTATCTAGCGACGCAAGCAGAACAAACGCCCCTGCGTCTAAAGCCGATGCGAACGCTGCACCGAAGGCCGCTGACGCGACGAAGGCCCCAGCCACGCCCGCCACGAAGGTGGACGAGAACGGGGTGTCCCTCGAGCCGAAGAAGGTCCTGAAGCTGAACGTCAACGGCAAGGAAGTGGAGTACGACGCCTCCGACGAGAACAAGCTAAGGGCCGACCTGCAGAAGGTGTTCGGGATCGAGGAGAAGGCACGCACCACCGCCCAGAAGGTGGAGATGGCCGAGAAGCTGACCACAATGCTACAGTCGGACCCGCGAGGGTTCGAGAAGCAGTGCAAGGCCAACGGCATCGACCCGGTGAAGCTTGCCACGGACATCCTGTACGAGCAGATTCGCCTGAACAGCCTCACCCCGGAACAACGGGAACTCGAGGAATACAAAGAAAAAGAAAAGGAAGCCACCGCAGAGAAGGAGCGGCAGGCAGCCGAGGCCAAGGTGGCCGAGCAGCAGCGCAAGACGCAGGAGTGGGCCCAGAAGTTCGAGGCCGACTGCACGAAGGCGTTGGCCGAGAACAAGGTGCCTAAGACGCGCCTCAGCTTGGCCCTCATCGCGCAGTACGTGGACGCCGGTCTCGCCGAGAAGAAGGAATACTCGGTCGAGCAGGTGCTTCCGTACGTGGCGCGGGACCTGAAGGAGATTCACCTCTCCACTATGGGGAAATTGGAAGGGGACGAGCTCCTCGACTATCTGGGAGAGTCGCTCTCCAACAAGGTGGCGAAGGCACGCGTCGACCGCTACAAGCGGACGACGGCCAGCGCGGCCCAGCAGGAGAAGAAGCCGTCCTCCACGAACGTGGAAGTGGCGGGGCAGAAGGTAGACCTCTCGAAGCTGAAGGGCAAGGCGTACTGGAAGGCCCTCCGGCAGATGAAGTCCGAGCAGGGGATCGGCCTGCACCCCGGCGCGCCCGGCAATCCGTAAAGATTCCCAAGACCGGGGTGAGTTTACAGTTGATGGTTTACTGTAAACTTCGTCACCCCGGCACAATTTGTCTGCATACCCTCCATTCGCGTAGGGCACCAGACTAAGCAGAACGCGAAGAGTGACATCATCGCCGCTACGACACCGCCATGCGCCGGACGCTAACCCCTATCCAAGCACGGCGGCCTGAGTCTCGGGCGAGATGACATTGTTTCAAAGGATAACAAAATGAGTGATGTCGATCTATCAGCATTAAACGGTGACTTCAAACAGGCGTATCAGGACAAGATTAAAGACCTCGTTCCGAACTATGCCTACATCCTGAAGAACACCACAGTAGAAAAAGGGATGAAGCAGCTCGGAGACAAGTTCAACGCTCCCGTGAAGGTCCAGTCCGGTCAGGGCTACACGTACAATACCGATGGTAGCGCGTTCGCCTTGAACGCGGCCATCTCCCTGCAGATGGAAAACGCGCTCGTACCGGCGTTCTCCCTCATCCGCCGGGACAACATCAGCTATACGGCCATCAGCCGTTCTGCTGGTAAAAACAGCTTCGGAAAGGCCGTTGACATCACCCTCAACGACATGACCGAAGGCGCGGGCTTCCGCTTAGAGTGCACGTACCTCCACGGGACGCGTGGTATCGGCGTAACCTCAGCCGTCACCGCCGTTTCCGCGACGCAGTCCACTGTCCAGCTCACCCCGGCCTCTTGGGCGACTGGTATCTGGGCCTCCTCGCTTGGAGCGCAGGTGCAGTTCTACGTCGTGGCCGGTGGCGCGCTGGTCTCCTCTGGCGCGGACTCGGTGTTCCAAGTCGTGGGCATGGACTTCACCGCCTACACGATCACCGTCAATGGCACGACCACGGGCAGCACCGCCTTGGTTGCCGCCACTGCCACCCCGCTGAACATCGCCTTCAATGGCGCGTTCGGCGCGACGTTCGCACTGCCGGTCGAAGGCGTTGGCTTAATCACCATTGCCTCCAACACCGGTACTCTGTTCAGCATCAACTCTCAGACTTGGCCGCTCTGGCAAGGGAACACGTACGACGCAGGTGCGGCCCCTCTGTCCTTCGGCAAGCTGCAGAAAGCTATCACCCTCCCCGGCGACAAGGGACTGATGGGCGAAGAGTGCACGGTTCTCGTGCCCCTGACCTCCTTCAGCGACCTGTTGACCGAGCAGGCTGCCGCCCGCCGATACGGCGATGTGAAGGGCAAAAAGTTCGACAACGGCTGCGACGCGTTGGAATTCTACAGCCCCTCCGGCACGATGACCATTGTCCCGCACCCGCTGATGAAGCGCGGCGAGGCCCTGCTCTATCCGACCGACAGCATCACCCGCATTGGCTCTAGCGAGCTGACGTTCCAGTTGCCCGGCACATCCACGGACTCCTATCTGCAGGTTCCCCTTGGGGACTTCGCCGGATATCAGGTCCGCATCTGGGCCGACAACACGGTGTTCGCCGAGACGCCCAGCCACATGTGTCTCATCAGCAACATCGTTCCTCGCGCCTAAGCGGAGTAGTTTCGCCCCTCGATCCAACGGATCGTAGGGATCGTGGAACGCCTTCGGCGGACCACAGAGTCTCAATACCCTGCCCTTCTGCCTCCCCGACGGAAGGGCGGGAGTGTTGAGATGTACACAACCTGCGTACATTGATACGCAAATAGAACAAGGAGACCAAAACCATGGCCACACTCGTTGTCACCATAGTCACCCCCGACACGACGGAGATGATCGCCGACCAGCTGCAGGAACCGACAGGAAGCACGACAATCACGGACGACTCCGCCGCCATCAACCGCGTAGCGCGTTACGTGGACGGCGTCGCCAACGGCGCGTTCGGACAGACGTCCGTTACGATAGCCATTTCCTAACAGAAGGAGAACTAAACCAATGATGGACTTATTCGACGAAAAGCGGGGCATGATAAAGCAGCTGCTCAACATGCTGAAGACCCATGCCTCCAACGAAGTTGACAGCGGACTCAAGAAGCCCGAGGGCGAGGGCGACATGCACGGCGTCCAAGCCGAGAAGGTGGAAGTTCTGCCGGATCACGAGATGGACAAGTCCACCCCGGAGCACGAGGTGGAGACCAAGCTCGTCGAAGAGGGCGAGCACACCGCGAACGCTGGCTACGAGAAGGGCGGGTACGTTGACGCCCCCGCGAAGCCGATCCCGTACGAGTCTGCGGAGGGCCATCCCGACAAGGAAGGCTCGGCGCACGAGGAAGCCACCGAGTCCGAGGCGGAGC